GGCGACCGCAACCTCAAGTTTCTGCCCGTCTGCCGTCTGCACGGCCGCGATGTACGCACGGGCGTCAGCGTCCGGCGCAACGTAGCCCGTCTGTCTCGGCCGCAGCAGTCTCGGATTCATCGGCATGCGTCACTTCCCCTCACCGCCGTCACCGGCCCAGCGTCGGTGGTGTAGAGCGACGAGGTGTCAGCCGCGTCCAGCCAGAGGGCGAGGCCAGAGATGGAGCGCGGCGTGAAGGTGCTGCCAGGACGCAGGGTGCGGGGGTTCATCGGCATGCGACTACCCCTTGGCCATCACGGTCATGGCGCAGGTGGTCGCACCCACAACCACGGGCACCACATGATTGACGGCGAAGCAGGCGTCCGGAACGGGATGGATTCCGACCGTGACAGCAGTGGTCAGGGCCGAGCCATCGGCGTAGATCCGCTGCGGAGTCACGCCTGGATCGACGGTCCCAAACCAGTTGATCTGCGTGGCGCCGTTGGTGTTGGCAATCATCACGCACGCCCCGCCAAACCGGCCGAACGGGAACTGGCCCGAGGTGGTCGCGGCCGAACTGTTGGCCGTGATCACGGACCCGGGGCTAAAGTGCCTGGCAATCTCGTTCATACTCCTCGTCCTTTCGCTCTGTACGCATGCTTCTCAATGACCTTGGCCCGCAGCTCGCTCGTCTTGGCCGATGGGTTCTTACGCTTCTCTTTGCGGACGGCGTCCTGAATGATCGACTCCGCCAAGACGGTGCGCTGCGGAGGGGCAGGGCCGGGGTCGTAGTTCACGCTGCCCGAGACGGCCATGCGACGGGCCTTGGCCACCTTCAGCACATCGTCGTTGCTGCTGACCCAGGCGGCCGGATCACGCCAGCCACGCTTGTCGGCAATGCCAGCGCAGTAATACTTGCCAGATGGGTTGATCCCGGCCTGCTTGGCCTCACGGATCATGTACTTGGCCTGGAGCTTGGGCAGGCTGTCGAACTGCTCGTTGTTCTGCCGGCCCTCAAGGAATGCACGCTCAGTGCCCTTGGTGCCTGGAGGGCACTGGAGGGCACACATCTCCGCCCAGCGTTCGCCGTAGGGCAAGGCGGCTTCGTAAGTGGCGACGGCGTCTCGGCCGCGGTTCATAACTGTTTTCGGGATCATGTAAGACTATTGTGCTGGAGGGGCTTCGGGAGGTGCTTCTGGGCCTGGAGGCGGGGGCGGGGGAGGAGGCGGCGGGACAAGGAACTCCGCAACGTCCATCTGGTTGACCTTGCCCCAGGTGGTGAGCATGGCGTTGAAGATTTCCGGCCTGCCGGACTGCATCAGCCCCTGGGAGACGGGGGCGATGATCTGCATGAAGTTGTTCAGGTTCTCGGTCTTGGTGGCGATGTTCGGCTTGCGTGCCGAGCCAGCCTCCACGCGGTACGAATACTCCCTGACTATGTTGTCGGGGGCTTCGTTCTGAACGTGCATGCCCCAGGCTTGCGCCGCCAAAGGGCCGAGGAGCGGTTCGACATCCTGCGGATAGATCAGCCACCGGGCCATGAGGGCCTCTTTGCGGGCGACCTCCGACAGACGGTCCTCCAACGTATTGGCGTAATCGTCGGGCCGCACCGAAATTTGCTCGCTCTTCACGGCAGCTTCTGCTGCACTTCTGAAGGCTGACCTGGTCATACCGTAAATGAGCTCGGTCAGCCCGACGCGGCGGTCGAACATCTCCGTAACGGCCTGGATGATGTTGTACATGTCCTGGGTGACCCCAGGCATTTGGAAGACCGAGATCACATCGTTCACCGACCGGCCCACGGCTTCGGAGATTTCAACGATGTTGAATCCGCCTTCGCTCTTCTCAAGGATCTTCGATTTGATATCTGGGTCCGCGGCCTTCGCCACACCGATGAGCGTCTGGGAGGAGGTGGCGATCCGGGTCGCCAAGAAGGACATCGCCCAATTGATGAAGCGAAGCTCTCCGATGCCAGGTTTGATCAGACTGATCGGCCAGGAGTATCCGGGCTGACGATGCCAATCCAGGAGCGTGAACGGCCAGCCATTCGGCTCGGCCCAGAACGGGATCGGCCACTGGCATGACATGAACATGGACTGCGGGACACCCGACTCGTCCACCTCTTCCTGCAACATGGCCGGCGGAGCGTTGAGCGGAAAGTCCACGCCTTCGGCCACAACGATGTAGCAGTTGGGGCCAAGAGTATCGAACTTGCCGCGCAAGTCCTTCTCGGCGTCCTTCAGTCGATCCCCAAAGCCGGTCTTGGAGTAAATCTCCCAGTAGCAGATGAGGTCGTTGGTCTTGCCCGTACGCTTCTTGTGTTCGTAGCCGCGGTCGCCCTGGTCGGCGCGGGAAGAATAGGATTCGATGTGCCCCTTCAGATCCTCTCGGGACAAGCCGAACTTGGCGGACACCTCATCGATGGGCTGGATCCGCTTACGGGCCACCCAGCGGATATCCTCAAACTCATCAGCATCCGGATCCCAGACAAGGTTGTCGATGGAATCGTAGAAGGATCCGGCGAACCTGACTGCCGAGCCGGGCGGCTGGTACAGTTCATGCCACCACACGCCCGCACCCTTGATGAACGCCTCATCGACCACCTTGCGGGTGTGCCGCTTGAGGTCCAGTTCATTGGGCGTGTAGTTCAGGTAGTCTTCCAGCAGCTTGGCGATGAGCTTGCGCCGCTCATACAGCATGCCCTGCTGCTCCACGGCCTGCTGGTAGGCCATCATCATCGGGTCCGGCATCATCACCGGCTGGCCGTCTGGGCCGATGATCGGCTGTCCATTAGGGCCCATCTGAGGCACGGGAGGCTGCGGCTGCACGCCCAACATCGCCGGCCCGATGACAGGGTACTCCTTGGGCGTCACAGTCCGCTGCGGATTCCGGTGGTGAATGACCGAGCCGAAGAGAGTTACAGCCTCAAAAACACGGTTCACCACCATCCGGAACGGCGGCGGGTCGATGCCCTTGTTGTAGCCCCGCTCGCCACGCGCATGCTCGTTGGCCCACATGGCGTTCGGGTCGGACGAGTAGAAGCCCATGGCCTCCTTGGCATCGTCCGAAAAGACCTTCTTGTGGGCGACTCCCTGCTTGATAACCTCAGTCCATCGCTTCACTATCGGACGCAGCGGGTTGTCGTCGCTCATCCAACCACCTTCCAGTCGGCGCAACGAGGAACGACACCCGGGCGTCCAGATGGCGACTGAGAGTCGCTAGCGCGCAGGCTCTCAACCTCCTTGCGCAGCGCCCACAATTCTCTGCACACATCGGCGTGCAATCGCTGGTGCTTGCCTCGCGACACTACGGCCAGGTTTTCCGGAGAATTGTTCGTCTTGTCGCCGTCAACGTGATGCACTTCCTCATGGGGAAGAAGGGCCCTACCAAGCATTTCCGAGGCCACTTTCCTATGTTCCAGAACGTATCCATTCCTACCCGCATTCGGGTGGCCAGGGCAACGAACGCGCACATACCCTCGGCCATCCGTGTGGCGACCGCCCTTCCAGCTCCAATGAGAAGGCCCACGCATGGAACGATGTTTTCCAGAGCCTTTTGGAATCTTGAGGTCCACCAGCCTGCGGCGTACTGCGCTGGCACTGCAATTAAACATCTGGCCAATCGCTTCAGTCGTCATGTCCTGTACGTGATGCAGGTCATAGAGAGCATTGCGGGTAACTCCGCGCATCTTCCAGGGGCCCGTCCACACTTCATACCCGCCGGCCAGCAGGTGTCGCTTGAGTGTCCCCTGCGTCGGGAAACCTGGCAGGCGAGCGACCTGGGCTAGCGGCATGCCGCCAGCATGCAGCTCCGCCGCCCGGGCAACATCAAACACGGCTTTTGGTGGCATGGCGTCTCCTACTGACTAATGCCCTCACTTGGCCTTTTTGGGCTCCAGGGCCTCCAGCTTCTTCTCCAGGAGGGCCAGCCGCTCGGAAAGCAGGGAAATCCGGGGATCCTTGGGGCGATGCTCCCAGAAGCCGTACTTCTTCCACTCCGGGAACTCATTCACCCCTTCGTCCGTGACATGGTGGACCGAGGGCTTGATGCTCACCCCAGCCTCCCCAGACATGGCATACAGGGTCACAGTCCTGGCCGCCGCCTTGCAGACGATGGCCGGCACCTGGGGGGCGCCTTCATGGGCTTGGAACAGGACGATCTCACCAACTTCCGCCTTCGGCATCTCGTAACTCATCGCTTAATACTCCCACTGGGTGCTAGGAAAATACACGGGTCTTCGGACTTCCGTTGTCTCATCAGACGATTGGCATGCCACTTCACCCACCACGGCTCTGGGCCAACCTGCGTCGGCGGCCGGTGGTACTTGGGTTCGTAGGCGCAGAGGTACTCCGCGGTCTGGCAGGCGTGGACCTCACCCCGCGTCTGTGGCTCGTCGGTCACGTAGACCTGGCCGTTGACGGTGGTGGTCTTCTTGCGATACCGCTTCAGCTCGCGGACGAGGTTCGGGCAGCCACCTTCCAGGATTTTGAACTTGGTGGTCCCGTCACCGCGGATGTGCATGTACTGCCGCACCATGGCCGTGCGGGCTGGAATGTCATCGGAGCCCGGGAGGAACTGATGTGCCGTGAGTGCGAAGCGGAAGTTCCGTTTCTTCAGCTCCTCGGAGTACATCTCATGGGGCAGGCGGCCCGAACCCAAGTCCCGGAGGGCGCCGCCGTGCATGTCCATGATGGCGGCGTAGATGTACTGGTTCTGGGCCTTGGCAAAGAACTGCTCGCCCCAGATCAGGGCATTGCAGTTGCGGATGTACAGTTCGTCATAGAAGAGGATGAACTTCTCGTCCGGCGGGACCGCAGCGAACAGCGTAGCCATGACGGCATGGCCGGGGTCAATCGCCACGTACCGCGTCCAGTCCGCCGGGATCTGACCGTCCGGAAGTTCCGAGCGGCCCATCATGTGGACCGACGCATTGAACGTCGGATACATCAGCGTGGACTGGGTGGTGAATTCACCCTCGGCCCGCATCTTCAGCTCGTCCTGGCCGAGGGCAGCCCACCGCTCTAGGTTCTTCTGCTTCTCTTCGTCATCAATGGCCTTGTTGTCCAGGAATCTCAGGACGAACTTCTTGATGATCGGATTGGGCTCGCCGCTCTCCTCCGCCTTCTCGGCACGCTCGCACAGGCCGATGAGCGCATCGTTCTTGGAGTGCGGCATAGCAGACCAGATAAACCGGCCCTTGCGGTCTGCCAGGCGGGCCTGCATTTCGCCCACCCACGCCTCATTGTTCAAATCCTCGTCCAGCCAGCAAAGGTCCGTTTTGAAGCCCTGCGGCGGCTCGCCTTCAGACGAGAAGCAGTAGATAGTCCATCCGTTGGTCAGCTCCGCCTTGTTGAGGTAGTGGGCGTTCTTCTGAACCCAGGACAGTTCCTTGACCATGCGGGGCGGGATCAATGGCGGCGCCGGCTTGGCGAGGTGCTTACGCGCGTCGTCCACTCCGTAGCGGAAGGCTCTCCAGGCACCAGTCTGTTCATCGCGGATGATCTTGAACGCATCGGGGCGAAACAGGATCTTGTAAATCACCATGCCGATGTGCTGCCAATTCCTGCCAACAATCACCAGCGTGCCGTCCTCCTTGGGGTATTTCCCGTACGGATCCTGGCCTGTCACGGCCCTCGCTGCCTCCACCGCCACGCACAATGATTTGCCGGCTCTGTTTCCGCCGATTACGATCCGCTCGCTCGCCATGCACGCATGAATCTCGTCCTGCTTCGGCATGGGCTCATACAGACGCAGGGCCTCCAGACGGCGCTCGGTGAGCGCAGCCTGAACGTCCTTCATCTGCGTCAGGGCGTGCTGCGTGAGCCCGCCTATCGGCCCGTCAGCCTTCGGAGGCGGCGGGATCTTCGGATGCTTTCGCACGCTCGTTTATCTGGGAAATCGCCCGATGCGACCACTCGCCGCACCAGTCATTGGCCTCGGTTGCCGGGTGCGCATCAACCTCCGCCAAGACGGTCGGCGGGTAACGGTGACACTGCCCGACCTGCGTCCTCGGCTGGTAGCTCCACCAGCGGCAAGTTTGGCACACTAACTTCATCGATCACCTCAACCTTCTTCATTGTCATGGCGGCCTCCAAGACCTGGCGTCTCAGCTCGGCCTCCAGCTCCTCTTCGCTCATCAGTTCCAGCGGCTTCTTGGCTCCGCCCATAGCGGTGTTCCCAACCACCAGCCGGACAACGGAGTCCAGCATCTTGGTGCGAAAAGCCCCGCCCACTGGAGAGTCGTAGAACTGTTTCATGTATGCGTTTGCGAACCCACGGACGCCGCCGAAGTAGTCCATGAGGATCTCAAGGAGCTCCGACGAGTGCGGGATGTTCGCCCCGCCAAGGCGAGAGGCTTTGACGAAGGAGTCGATGGCCGACTTCTCAATCCTGGCCAGCCGCTTGTTGCGGACCTGCTTACGCTCACCCTTGAGCTTGTCGTTCCGGCAGCGACGGCACCGAGCGTGCAGCCCATCCTTGGACTTGTGAAAGTTCTCGGTGGTGGCGGGATACGATGTCCCGCACTGAATGCAAGTCTTATACGTTGACACTCTTCAGCCAGGCCGGCGGCGAGATGTCTACCAGCTTCACGCCTGGATCGACGTTCGCCTCCCAGCATGCCTTCATCTTGCTGCTGATGTCCTTCGCCGCCAGCACCTGCGGCTTGCCCACACACTTCGGCTTCCAATGACCGGCCCAGGCGTCCCAGTTGCAGTACACCGGGCTGTAGCCAAGTTTCTGGGAGCCGACCATGGACAGGTCGCGGGTCTGCGTAACGTCCTCGGTGGACGCTTTCTCGGCGCAATACTTGTCCTTCCACTCATAATAAAACCACGGCTTGTCGGCTTCGCCCTTGGGTTCCGTAAGGTCGAAGCATCGCATGTCGTACATGATCAGCCCGGTAGGCAGCGCGGCGCACTCCTGGATGCCGGCCATCTTCACGGCCGTGTGGCGGTCGTACATCTCCAGTTGGTAGTCGGGGTTCGGGTTGTCTGAAGCCCAGTTGTTCCACCGGAAGACATACACGCACTCCTGCGGCGGGGGACCGCAGTATGGGGCACCGATACAGCACGGCCCCTTGTGGTAGTGGTTGATAAGAAAGTCCAGGCTGCTCTTGAAGAACGGCTGGGAGCCAGGCTGGCCGGCGAGCATGTCCGGCTTCATGTCGCTGTCCACCATCACCAGAACGTCCACGCCGTACTCCCGAGCCTGAATGACAGCCCGGTTGCGGGTCATGGTGATGGGCGTGTCTGACAGGTTCCAGACACGGATGCTGCCCACGCGGTCATCCTTGGAGAGGTCAAGGACTACGGGAATCATCCATTCGCGGATGTCTGGGTGTTCTGACGAGATGCCGCCGTTACCGCCGTAAGAGAACGTAACGATGCCGACGTTGAACTTTTGCTGCATATGTCACCTCGGGGGATAGGTAGACAAGTTTACACTAGCGTGCCGCCGGATGCAACTATATCTGCTGCATCATGGAGTAGATGCGGCGGTTGGCCGGGGAGAGGGAGGCCAACCACTTCTTGTTGGCCTGCGAATTAATCGCCGCCATATGCGCGGCTCGCGACTTCTGAAGCTGGTCGGCCTGATCAGTGGACTGGCCACTGGCGGCCTGGTTGGCGGCGCTGACCCTCGCCAGTGCGTCCTTCTGCGTCCACTGCCCTGTCACATTGTTAAACGAGCCGTTCGCCACAGCGGCCATGCTGGCTTTTCTCATCAAATCCTGCTGCTGCTGCGCCAGGCCAGAACGCCACACAGCATCTGCCGTGGCGTTAGGGTCGCTTGCCTCGGCCGCCGACAGTGCGCCCTGATACTCGGGCTCCTTTTTGCTTGGCCCGGCCTTTCTCCGAATGCGGTAAGCGCCGTCCTCACCGACCGTCGCCTTGTCAACGCCTCGCCAGTCGTAAATGGTGTACTCTGGGCCCGATGGGGTGTCACGCTTTGTGACGCGATCCCCACGTTGCAGATCCCCGAACATCGGCAATGAGGTTACATCTGCGCCAGTCAAGAGCTTTTCCTCTGGCCGCAACGGCTTAAATGCGGCTCGTCCTTCACGCTCTTGTTTCATTAGGTAGTGGTACGCACTGGGGTTCATGCCGGCCGCGGTTAGCCGCTTAGTCGCCTCGTCCTGCTTTTTGCGGTAATCGTACTCCGCCGTCAGCTTGTCTATCTCCTCTTGTGGGAAAGCTCCGCTGTCCTGAGCAGCCTTCAGCACCTGTTGGTATGCGGCTTCGTACCCGCGCCCACTGCCTCCGCGCTTCTCGGGCTGCATGGCGGCGCGATTAAAATCACCAATTAGGTCGCGGATTAAATTGGGGCCCTCGGCGGGAGTAGGCATGCCGCTGTTCAGCGCACCGCCCATGGACTGCAAATACGTGGCCATCGGGCTGGGCTGCTGCTGCGGAGCGGCCGGCGGCTGCCACTCATTCGCGTTGCCGAAATGGCCCAGGTGTCCGCCGCCACCGTACTGCTGGCCATAAGGCTGCTGGGCGTACGGGTTCTGCCATCCCTGCTGAACCATGTCGCCGGCCTGGCCCCACATCTGCATGGGATTGAACTGCGGCTGCTGGCCCCACGTTGGCGGCGGTGCCCCCTGGCCCTGGTACACGCCACCGTTGGCGATGTACTGGCCCATCTGGTCATTGGCCGTCTGGATGAACGCATCCCGCTGCTGGTAATACTGATTCGGGTTCATCTGCCCGAACGGCGTCTGCATGGTCTGCGTGAACGGCGGCTGCTGGCCGCCTTGCGAGTTTTTGATCGGCACTGGCATCCAGCCTTCGCTGCGTGATCCTTCATTCACACGCTGCCACTGAGTGCCAGCCGGCGGCGGATTGGACGGGTTGTTCTGCCACGGGTTCTGGCTAACGCCCGGCCAGGATTGGTTTGGAGTGTTTGGCGTCCACCCCTGATAGCCCCAGCCTTCGATTTGTGACCCGGGAGGTATGTGCGGGCGCTGAGCGCCAGCCGGCGGCTGATTTGACTGGTCGTTCTGCAACGGGTTCTGGTTGCCGCCACCGCCGGGCCGGCTGGACGGGTAACCTGCCGCGGCCCATTGTTCCGGGCTCCACGCAACGGCAGGCAACGGGGTCGGGTACAGTGACTGTTGGCCGCCAGCGACTGGAGTGCTTGGCGCGTAACCCTGCTGGCCGTATGGCGTGCCCTGCGACTGCGGCTGGATGGGCTGGGCCTGGCCGGGCCGGAATGACTTGGGCGAGCCGGCCTGTTGCCATGCCTGCTGGGCGTCGGGCGAGTAGCGACCAGGGCTATTCATCCAGCCCATGTAATCGAATGAGCCATCCTGCTTCTGCCAGGAGGGCTTCTGCGGCTGGGCCTGCGACTTCTGGCCGCCAAACCCGCCGAGCGTGACAGTGCGAGAGCCATTCGGGAACATCAGGCTCATCAGCTCTCCTCCACTATTTGATCAACGCCCATGCCGGTGTCTTGCATCATCCGTAGCCGAAGCATGTCCAGGTACGGATTCTCTCCACGCACCTCTGCGATGAGCTGCCGCAGGTAGTCCAGGTTTTGAATCGCCGGATCGTTCATGTTCTAGAAAGTGGAAAAGCCTCTGACCCGGTTGCCCAGATCAGAGGCTCCCCCCTAGCCCCAAACAGGGCATGTTCAATACCGGGTCTGGAGGATCGCCAGGACGTTCGTCCCGGTGGTCGCACCTGCACTGCACGCACGGCCCAGCACGCCGATGCCGTTGTCGTTGGCACCAGCGGTCGAAGCCGACAGCGGCGACGGCGTCACGCGGCCGGCGGTGGAGCTGGTGCTGGCAGCGGCCGTGATGGCCGCCAGCCGATTACCAACCGCCACATCCGTGCCCGAGAGCGCCACAGCGACCTCAGTCGGACCCGACACCGTCACCCAGAACACATCGTTCACAGCCACGCCGCCGGCCGGCAGGAACTCATCCACAACGCCCACCCGCTCCTCGTTCGTCACGGCCGCATAGCCGTCAACGGCCGAGAAGACCGAGAGGCCGGCAGTGCCGACCGCAAACCGCACCAGACGCTTCGGAGCGAGAGCGACACTGGCCGCATTTCGCACCGCCACGCAGGTCTTCACCCGATTCGACCGCACGCGGCCGGTGGTCGGATCAACGTCAGGAAACTGCTTCACTACCCCAACCCAGTTCTGGCCGTCAGCGGTGGAGCTGACGCCCAGCGTCTGACCAAGGGCGAACGGCGGATCAATCAACAGACTCATGTTTCACTATCTCCTTGGTTTCAGACAACGAGCTTGAAGAAGTTACGCGGGCTCTTGAACTTGAGGTTGCCGAGCGTGGACACCACGTAGCGGTACTGCTGCGTGATCTCGTCGTAGAACGGACCCTCAGAGGTCATCAACTGACCTTCCATGCAGAGGAGTTCGATGTTGCCCGTCGCCAGACCGTAGCCGGTGTTGGCGGGAACACTCACCTCGCTGCCGACTTCCACGCCGTCGAACTCAAACACATCCGTGAAGCCGTAACTCCGCAGACCGTTGGTCCGGCTGACGATGACACGCTCCTTGGCGTCCAGCGTGTTGAGGAAGTCGATGAACAGACGCCGGTCCAGGAGCACCATGTCGATCTGGTCTTCCTTGGTGTCGTTCCGGCGGGTCTGGTGGATCGCCTCACGCAGGGCCTTGGAGCAGTTGTCCTTCCAGGTCGAAGCCCCGAAGTACGAGCTGTCCGCGTTCACAATAATCGGGCTGAAGAAGTCGAACTCCGGATCGACATCGCCGTTCGGCCACATCGACAAGCCGTCCGCCGAGCCGCCGTACGCACCGAGGACGGTCGAAAGACCGGCGTAGGTGTCGTTCGGGTAGTAGAACGGGTCGGCCGTGTTGGCCGAGCCGCGGTCTGTAGCACCAGCAACCGTGGAGTTGATGGTGTTTGCCGCGCCCATGAACGATTCGATGCCGTGGAACCGCAGCTCATTGCCGGCCGCATAACCGTCCTGAATCCACTCCTTGGCCAGGTACTGCTCCATCGAAGTGAGCAGACGGCTCGCCATTTTCCCGGCCACGCCCACAAGAGCTTGAGCCGAGCGGTTCTCCAGCATTTCCTTCTTGTAGATGGCATCGGTGACCTGCGCGCCCCGATACTCCAGCTCCAGCTTCTTCCACAGGTTCTCGCGGGCGAACGAGCGAGGAGTCTCGCCGTTGTTGCCCGAGGGATTGTGGTTCCGGTACTGGATTTCCCAGTCGAAGCCACGGCCGCTCATGTTGGTGCGGATACGGCCCGCACCCTCAAGGGCAGCGAAGAACTTAAACTTCCGCAACGACGCAATCTCTTCCTCACGGAGATGATTGACAATCGTCGTTGCAATGGAACGAGCCCAGTCGGTCGAACTGCTCATCAGATCACTCCATCGTTAACGAGTTGGCCGCGAAGCCTCTCTTCAAAAGACATCCGCTGGCGAGGTGCCCGCGGCTCAGTGGTTCCAGCACT